TAGGGATACCAAGAATCTGGGCACCGCAAGTACTGAAACGGCGATCCGTGAACGTACCACCGTTCTCAAACCCAGGCGGACAACGGAACCGGTTACGAGCGCCACGACCCGAACGACCCAACAAGCGACGACCAGCACCCGCCAAACGGCGACCACGGCCACTACCGCCACCCGGAGTTAACGTCCGGAACACAGCAGAGCGGCCAGGACTAGTAACAACACTCGTGTTGCCAGGAGCGAGCGTAGAACCAACCGCCTGCGCTGCCTGACCAAACCGACTGTTCGAACCAAAAATACCTACACGCTTAACAGAAATATCGTCATTCTCAACAGCAACCGGCGTATCCAAATACTGCCTAAAAATAGCAGCCTTCATGTCAACAACATTCTGACGGCCAGCAATCGGCTGAACCAAAATACCACCATAAGCACGAGACTCGCTGACAGCATAACGCAAAGAAGAACCAGAATACTCTGGCCGACTCAAATCAACAGACTTCGCTTTTCTAGCAGCAGAACGAACACGACGAGTCAACTTACCACGACGCTTACGCTTACCCTTACCGCCACGGCCATGATGATTGCCCTCATTCGGCCACTTACCAGTCAACTCGTGGTGAAGCCAAGCACAAATACGCTGAGGCCGACCACCAAACTGCGGCTTGTCCATCAAGATAACAACACACCGACGGAAGCCACCCGGCTTCTTCATGATCGGACGCCAATACTTCAGCAGATCTTCAAGATTGCCACGACGAGGACCACGACCACGAGTTAAAGCAGTTAACTGATCGGCGTTAGGACCAATTTCAGGACCAACCTTAGCAAAATAAGGTCCGATTTCAGGAGTTTCAGTTTCCATCATCAGAAGCCTTTCCATCGTCCAAGGGGACGTACTCTACAAGCACATCATCCTGATAAAAGTATTTTACCGTATCTTTGTGCCAACTATCGCCTACAACGGCATTGCTGCCTACATTAAATAACGCCTCATTTGCCTGACTAATTACTTGCTCTAAGCGAGCGGGTCTCATAAGCTGCAACCCCTTCCGGATCAGGCCAAATCTTCACCATCAAGCATGTTCTGGAATTCAGCCAAAGCATTGATAAGCTCAACGTCTTCTTCCTTCTCAGCAGGGGCCTCAGCAGCCGCCGCAGGAGCCTCAGGCTCTTCCTCATTCCAATCAGCAGGAATCATATCTTCCTTACCAAGCTCCTTAGCACGCTTCATGATGTGCTCCTTAGCCGCAGCCTTATCCTTGGCACGACCGTAAGCCTGAATAGCGTTATCCAGATCCGCTGCATCAGCAATCGGGAAAGAACCATCGGGAAGAGCGTCGCCCGACTCAGCCATAGCCTCACGCTGTTCACGAGAGTACATGCGCTTGATCTCAAGCTCAGCCTCAAGAGCCTTCAGTTCATCTTCCTCATCCAAGTCGTAGTCAAAAGGATTCTCAACTTCGTACTCATCAAAGCCAAGGACCTTGCCCTCAGGAGAAACGAACACATCGTAGCTCTTCTCGTCAGTGTCAACCTCAACGACATACACGTCCTGATTAGCAAACACATCGACCAGAACACCCATTACGTCGCCCTTGATGTCAAGATCTTCGAGAGCCTTAACGGCAGCATCCTCAGCATCAGCCTGAGATACAATGTCCTGAAGCTCACCAGACTTAGCATCAATCTCATCTTCATCAATGCGCAGCCAGCCCATCTCCTCGCCCTCACCGGACAGGAAAACCTGAATGCACGAACCATCGGCACGCTTAACATCGACAACAAAGATATCGTCTGCAGTTGAATACCCAGAGCCAACAATCTCTGAACCTTCATGTAGTGACTTGACCTGGGACTCAATGTCTCCTAAACCAGGGAGATCTTCGGTAGGCATACACCCTCCTTGACAAAATTCGCACGGTTGATTAACTGACTTGCGGCTAAATCCACAAAGGAAGTCGTCTGACTTCATACCCTCTTCAGGCATTCCAGGCATTCCTGCAGGTGCAGGGGCCTGGGCAGGAGCAGGACCAGCGCCCTGCGCCTGCTGCTGAGCAGCCTGGGCTGCTTGAGCTTGTCTTGCTGCACGAGCAGCTTCAGCCTGCGCAGCTTCACGCTCTTTCTTAGCAGCCATTTCTTTCTTGCTCAGTTCCATCCACTCATCGTGGGAAGCGCAGGGCATGAACATCTTGCCCGCACGATGTGTGCCTTCGCATCCGAGAGCTTCGGCACGTTCCATAGCTTCATCGGCAGTTTCAAACACGTCTTCAACAGCGTTCTCATCTTGGGCTTTGCGCATAGCGTTCAGCTCAAGAGGGCTGCGTCGGCGGTAACGCTTGCCATAGCCCTTGCCGGTGCCTTCCTCGTACACATCGACAGCTTCAAACGCTCCCTTAGCATCTTCATCAAGACCTTCGTAATCTTCATCAGAAACCAGCTCGCCGTCATCCATCATTTCCTTGAAGCGAGAATCGGTCAAGAAAATTGAAGGCTTATCGTTCTTAGGCTTACGCATCATTGACATGATTACTGCAGCCTTTTCGTTAACCTCTTCATCTTCATCTTCTTCATCTTCTTCGGCTTCTTCCTCAGCCTCTTCTTCGGCTTCTTCTTCGGCTTCTTCTTCGGCCTCTTCCTCGGCTTCTTCCTCGGCCTCTTCCTCGTCGGCCTCCTCATCATCTTCCGACTTGAAACGGAACATCCACCCCATAGGAGTCTCACCCTTCTCGTCCATGACAAGAACCTTCTCCATAAGCATCTGCTCTTCTTCCGAAAGCTCAGCAAACGCCTCTTCAGAAATCAGCTCACCAGCATCCTGCATCTCCTTGAAACGGATATCGGTCATGAAAACAGAAGGCGCACCCTTCTCGTCGTCGTGTATGCCCTTCTCTTCACCGTCCAGCATCGCCTGAATTTCTTCAAACTTCTGAAGGTCTTCGTTAAGATTTTCACTCATTATAAACTCCTAAATCCTTTATAGAGTATCTTATTGAGCACCCTCATCGGTGTCAATGGGTTCAGTAATGCTAATGTTAGGAACAAATTCCAAAGTAGCCAAAGAATCCGCTACCTTAACCATAAGTTCATCATGATCCATCTTCGTAGAGAAGTGAACATCCACGCCCTCATCTGTCTTGAAGGAGAAAACAGGCACAGCCGAAAGCGCAGACGAAACATCAAGAGCCTCGTCATCAGAACACTTAACGTGTACCACGAAACCAGAAACAGCCTTTTCGCCCTGCTCCATCGGACGAGACATCGGAGCCTCGGTCAGATAATCTTCAACGCCAGCAATAAGCTCAAGCGTGGCCTCACGAAGCTCGCCAGCACCACGAAGCTTCAACATTTCGTTGTAAGCCATCAAAAGAAGCGCCATGGGATCTTTGAGGTACTCCGGCTTCTTTGACTCCCCGTAGCCGTGACCCTTTTCTTCGGTGCCGCAAGAACACCCGCCGGTAGCATCTTTAGCCTCTTCGACCTCTACACCAGCCAAGTAGTTGTTGTGAACATTGATATTAGCGTTACCATCAAAACGCTTCAGGGCCTCAAGGTACTCCTCGTGCGTATCGCAAGGAAGATAGCCGCCACCATGTGAATGAACACCTGAACAACCAAACGTCTTCGACCACGCCAAAGCAATGTCTGGCGTCGCCCAAGTACCGTGCTCGTCCTCGGCGTCACGAATACCGTCAGGCTCTTCAGCGTCCTTCTCTTCAGGGCCTTTAACCATCATCGACGGAGGAGCCGAATCACCAACCGGCGTATACGACATAGTAGGCTTGACTCTGGTAGGCTTCCCAACCATAAGGTTGTCACCGTCCATTGAGAACGTAGCCATCCATGTCATGTCTTCACCGGTCTCAAAGATAACCGAGTTTCCGTCAACATTGATAATTTTTACCGGCTTACGAAGAGCTTGCGAAAGAGCACTGCCAATCATTGATGACATTGCGTCTGCTCTGTTTGACGGTTTGTCCATTCCACTGTCATCCATGTGCATTTTTGTCACTGTACCTTCTTCGTCGTCTTTTACAGAAATAGTGCCGGTTAGCTGGTTAGCGCCGTGTAGTACGGGAGAAATCTCGTATAATTCAACTTCTTTAAGCATGTTTGCTTTTTGCATAGCATCATAATCGGCAGTTAATGTTTTGTAACCAATCGACCATTCTTGCTCATTTCCATAAAATGCAACATTTGCGAACGCTTCACGACCACGTTCAGTATTTAGGTTAAACTGAACCTTTGCATAAAGTCCGCCAATCTTAGCATTTTTCATCTTTTCGGGCAGTCGTGGATCATTTCTAGAAACTTCGTAAATCTCCAGAACTTTACCAATAGGCTGATTCCAGTCGTGGCCCCACACCACTCTGGGCTTGCGACGCTTCAAAGATTCGTTAAAAGCCCCAGAAATGACAATATCGCCAACTGAATCGCGATTACCAATGCCTGAAACAAACGCTTCGACAATACCTTCGGCTTTATCAATGCCAATCTGACCTGAAATAGCCTTAAAAGTGAAGTCGGCTTCCTTTTCTGATGCGTTTTCCATAACGACAGAAGTCATGTCTCTCCTTAAGGTCTAAGAGCGCCCTGAGTATATGTTATCGGGGCAACGGTTGATACTTGAGCGTATTTATATAAACTCAAAAAGGGGTAATTATATAAACTATAGTGCGGATTCGCTAGGAACTCTTGATGCAGGAGCTTCAATATTATCAGTACCCTGCACAGTGCCAGCAGGAACAAACCCGCCAACCTCAGGACTAAACTCGGCAACATCCTGACTAAACGCAGCAGACCTCTGGGCATCCAACGATTCACCAACACCTGCACCGGGAGCACCGCCGCCAGGAGCAATACTAGTCGGAACTGCACCGCCCTCAGCCGCCGCCGCTTCCTCCTGCTCAGCAGCAATCTCCTCCTGCGTCTTCTCAGTATTCGCAATCGGCGTCTGATTCGGGTTAGCCAACAACGAATCAGCAATATCACCATCAACACGCTTACGACCCACCGCTTGACGATACTCATTAACACTAATTAGACCCTGCTGGAACTCTGACAAATGGTGCATCGCCCGCTCCTGACTAGCTAAAACCAGCGTGGGAACATTACCGGTATCGAAATCAATGTAATAAGTAGGGTCAATCTTGTCGAACGATCGTGCAATCAAGTCCAAGTGAGGTGACATAGTTTCCATCCAGAAAACCTTCCCCTCTTCAGAAGCGTTAGCGAAAGTACGGTTAGACGAGTTGCCGATGATAGACTCAGGTACACCAAACGCTGCCAAAATCTCTTCTTTGGTGATTGTACGCATCTGAATATAGGCCGCATCACGTGGACTGGCTGCAGTATCAACAAAATCTGCACCATCATCGGCAGAAATGACACCTACAGCGCCCGCTCTACCGATATTGCCACGGAAACGAGAACGTAACTCTTCTTTATCCTCATCAGCAATCTCGCTGCGCAGAACAAGTAAACCGCCGGGACGCCCATCGTTAATCAAGAAGTTCCGGTTGTAGATTTTAGCCAAACTTTCTACTTCGATAGCCACGCCAGAAGCTTCCATTGGGGTCATCGACAAGTAAGGATCTAACGGATGCGGACGGCGAATCCAGATGACATTCTCTGGACGCAACGTGCGCTTCTCATGTGCACTAATCTTGACTTCAAACCCCTTCACAAACTTCTGAACATCAGGAATAGGTGAAGTATTCTGAGGCGGCAAAAGGTGAAGCGCAATGGGAACACCACCTCTACCTCGTACAATCTCAACAAAAACACCACGACTACTCATCAAAAGCTGAGCAGACAAACGGTACCTAAACGCAAACGCATTCTCACCCAGGTTGGCAGTGTTGTTGAAGATTTTCAACAAATCAGCATCTTGGACAATCTCACCAAAGGGATTGTTGTCTTTACGTAAAACCATAGGAAGACGGGCCTGATTTGAAGCAATGACATCAATGCTTCTAAACACCCAAGTAACTTTAGCGACACCTTCTTTGTAAGCCTTAACAATATCCCAACCATCATGATAACCACGATTATCCGCAAGAGACGGACTGTACGAAACCGGGGCACCAACAGAAATAGGAGCAGCCTTCTGCTCCACCGGATTCATAGCAATATTGCGAAGTGATTTATTAGATGTGGAATTCCATGCCATTATTCAGCCCCTAAGAGATATCCATAAATACCGCACGCAAGGCCAGCACTTGCCAAACCCCACCCTAAACTTAGTATACTAAGACCAAGCCCAATCAGAATTACAGAAAGACACATAAGTAGATGGGCGCACGTTGATCGACTAAAAAAATTCATCATGTTTATACTTTACCGGTAAATAGTCAAGGATTCAAGCACATATGTCTAACGAGGCTCCAGACTGGAACAAAATTCGGCAATACTTAGAACCGAAACGTTCCGAATATTGGATCGAAGAACCGTCGATCACACAAAAAGTCTTCCTAAAAAGCACCGCACAAGAAGTGCTCTTTGGCGGAGCAGCAGGCGGCGGCAAATCCAGCGCCCTCATCATGGCTGCCCTACAGTACGTCGATGTTCCCGGTTACAGCGCAATCCTGTTTAGGCGCACATACGCCGACCTTGCACTACCCGGTGCTCTCATGGACCGCTTCAGAGACTGGACCATGCAATACGACGACGTTCACTGGAACGCAAACAGCTACACAGCCACGTTCCCTAGCGGGGCCAGAGTAACATTCGGTTATCTCAACAACGTCAACGACTACCTCAGATACAAGGGTTCCGAGTTCCAGTTCATCGGAATGGACGAGGTAACAGAAATCAGAGAGTCTGACTATCGTTACATGTTCTCTCGTCTTCGCCGTCCAGCATCAGGCCCGCTGGCTCAAGTCCCATTGAGAATGCGCGCAGCAACAAACCCTGCACCTAACTGGGTACGGCAGCGATTCCTTGTTGAAGGAAAAGACCGTGGAAGAATCTTTATCCCTTCCATGCTAACAGACAACCCCGGCATTGACCCGGCCTCTTACCGAGCAGTTCTTCAAGAGCTAGACCCTGTTGAAAGAAAACGGCTGGAGTTCGGTGACTGGTGGTCAACCGCCCTAGGATCACTTTTCAATCGAGAAAGTTTTGAGATCATAGATGACAGTGAGATCCCTTCGTTCTCTAACGATACACAAATCGTAAGGTTCTGGGACTTAGCTGGCTCAGAACCAACACAGTCAAACCCGGACCCTGACTGGACCGTTGGCTGTCTCGGGGCATTCGACAACGGCGTGTTCTACATCTTGGACGTTCGCCGGATCAGGGCTAAAGGCGATAAAGTAGAAAAGTTTATTCGAGCCACGGCTGCAGAAGACGGTCCAGAAATTCCAATCATGATGGAGCAGGAGCCGGGGTCTGCGGGTAAAAACCTGATTGACCAGTACGCTCGATATGTTCTCCCAGGCTACAACTTTACAGGCCAGCGAGCTACCGGCGATAAAGCAACAAGAGCAAAGCCACTTTCAGCCGCTGTTGCAAACGGCAACGTCCGCTTGATCCGGGCAGCATGGAACACAGACTTTCTAGACGAAATATCGTCCTTCCCTGAAGCACGTGTGCACGACGACCAAGTTGACGCCACAGTCCATGCTTTCAACTATTGTGCTGGACTTGGAATGGGTCTACGTAAAAAGATTGAGATTATAATCTGATTATGCGTCTCGGATAGCGTTAAAGACATTTACTTTAAGTCTGTGACTGTAATTGTCTAGCTCCAAAGAATGCTGCGCTGCTTCAATGGGCGGAATGTCTCTATGGAAATCAATGTATTCCATAATTGCGTTATATGCAGCCCATTTCGTGTCACCAAATCTGCCCAGGTTGTGCGGCTGACGATAAATAGTTTTGATTGTTTCATGAACATCTTCAGCATTAGAACGCTTCTTAGCGGAAGACGCACCCTGCGTTGACCAGAACGTTTCCATAACCTTGAAAAGTTTATCAGGAGACATGTGAGAAGATGTAAAGTCGCTGATAATGAGATCAAACTTCTCCGACCATATCTGACGCATAGTAAGAGCTTCTGTAGCATCCATAGAATCAATTGTCTCGTTAGGGGTGTGGCGCTTACGTAAACTGAAATCAGCATCCGTTGAAAAACGATACACAGAATTAGTTTCTGCTCGCACATCCAGATTGTAATAACACACCGGCATGCTTCCATCGTGGGAAGTGATAACAACAATGTAGTTATCAATCACATCTTCACCCATGGTGGAAAGAATATTCGTACTGCTGTGCTTAACGGCTACAAAGAACTTGCGACCTTCTTCAAGCACACCACAGCTATGTAAAGAGGCTGCGCCGTTTGCTTTCGCCACAATATCTCTAGCTCTGTCCAAAATACTAGAGTTAGGTACAACCGAATACCGTTCCTTCACGACTTCCCACATGATGCGGTGAGTCTGATCCAAGCTAACTCGATTAATAATAAAGCGGTTAGGGAACGTGGCAATCTTGCCCATAACATCGTCATGCATCAAGACAGGACTTAATGTGACAGTGTAATCGCCTTTGGACTTGAGCAAAATTTCGTTATTGGACTGCTCTGAAGAAACACGGGTCCCCAGGTCAAGCCACGACTTATCGCTCATCACCGGACCCCTGAATCACATTCCTATCGTATCGATCAAAAAGCTTCTCAATATTTTCTTTAGCAATATCGTTGAGGTCAATGCCAAGCTCCCAGGCAAGCACAGCAGCGTACCAAAGCACATCACCAATTTCTTTACTGATAGCAGAGCGGAATACTGAATCAGTATAGTCCCCGTCGCTGTCTCTAATGTGCTTCTTCACCTTGTCAGCAACTTCACCTGCTTCGCTAGCAAGACCAAGCGTCAGATACTCAACCGCTGATTCCTTCGGATAAATAGCGGTCGTCTTAGCGCCGACCTGATACGCATTAAATTCCATTCCCATTCTATCTCCTATCACAGCGACTCAGGATCGCCATTAGGTCGCTCAATCTGAATATTTTCTCCAGCCGCTGATTCAATAGGCACCCACGCAGGCGAATACTTATGCTCTTTAATTTTTCGCATCTTGATTAACGAACCCTCCATCAGCAACATAAACTCTTCATCCTCCAAACCCAACTGCTCTTGAAAATCTTCAGGGTCAACATCGTTGTCAAAAAATATTTCCTGTAAAAGCTCAGACAAGAACTTATTGACAACAATGCCTCGGTTTCGATTCATGTTGACATGGAGTAGCGATGCTTCAACGTCGTCTACATCGACGGTTACAACAGGAATTTCTTGCAAGTCTAGAAGCTTAGCAACCTTCCAACGATGTAAACCATCAATAATGCACGCTGTGGACTTTTGGCATACGATGGGCTGAAGGATTCCAAACTTTTCAATAGAAGCTGTCAGTTTTCGGAAGTCGGGCGCAACAATATAGTTTACCGAACCCCAAAAAGCTGGTTGTATTCTGTCGGGAGTAACTGAAATATACATGTGCTTAACTTAACCTAAAATCGTCCTGCAAGTCAAGACTGTCGGCATCAGCCATGTCTTGATAGAAAGCCTTCATCCTTTTCTTATGTGCAATTGTTTGTGGCCCGACAGGTGACGGGTTACCAACAACAGAATTTAGTAGCAAAGTTCTTACTAAGTGATCAATCGGGTAAGCGAAAGGATCTTTGTTGTGTGAAGTTCTAAACTTGTCGGCAAAAGAAAATGCTAGACGACGATAGTCAACGTCATCAAAATGCGTTTCAATGCACTCTTTAACACCGTCCCAACCATCTGCGGCAAACTGATCCACAACTGCCTCAATGTCATACTCCCCCCAAAGTTGACGCTGAGTATCTATTTGAGGAAACGTCTCAACTAGGCGATCATAGAACTCTGGCTCAGTTTTAACTACGTCAGTCAGTCTTCTGGCTGCCGTAGAAAACAAAGGCGTACCGACCCGCTGATTTGCACCGCCCAACATAGCGTAATCATAGTATTTACAGTATGAAGCCCCGTGTTCTTCAGTGATAAACTTCAGAACATCATCAGAAGTCCAATCGTAAATAACTTTCGCAAACCTTAAAGGGATGGCCTTAGGCAATCCTTGGGGGCGGTTGATATAGTTTTCGTGGAGCTTCTGAGTAACCGACCGATACCTAATCATTGACTCATTTGCCCTAACCCCTGTAATGAACGCAGTACGGCCACGCTTCCCTTGCATTGTGTATTCATCTATGCGTTTGGGAAGAGGTAGATTGCCAGACAATCCAAAGTGCTCGGCTCGAATACAGTTCGGAGGGAAGTCTCGGACCAACATGTCGCACTCTTCTCGAAACGCAGACCACAATAAAACCAGTTCACGAGTACCCATAGACCAAACTTCTTGCAACTGAGGAAGACAGTACCATTCCATGTCCACCCAATCATAGTTACTTACTTCAGTAACAAACTCTTCCGCTGCAGGCGAAATAATCTCTTCATCACGAAAAATTGCTTTGACCGGACCAAGCCCACGCTCTTCATGAACTTCTTTTGCAAGATACAACGCAGCGGTGCTATCTTTACCGCCACTAAACTGAACACAAACCGTGTCAAAAATATCGTAGACGTGACGAATCCGCTGCCTAGCAGCCTCCACACAGTTTATGTCCAAATACATTTGCTTACGCGGCACGAGACTTACTCCAGATGCTGGTCAAAGAAATCAAACAAAAGCTCCGTCGTTGTAGCACCCTCATAGGCAGGACTTTCCTTCAACTTGTGAAGAATTCGATACCACCCAGCTTGCTGATCGGTGTTTTCAAAAACAAGCGTAAACTGAATAGCGACGTTCTTGCTGCCTGCCGCACCTACGGTCGTGCTACCCTGAGTTACGATCGTATCAGTACTTACACCTTCAGGATTAAATGTCTGAGTCGGAGTGTCATCTTTGCCTTCGCTTACAAAAGCAGGCAAGTTGTTTTCTTCAGGAACCCTGTTTACTGTGATCTGAGGGGCAGTCCAACCATCGTTCGGAGCGCTTGAAACCTCCGAAGAAATTACATTGTTTTCGATCGTGGCAATCGAGAAATCGTCCCAACCAAGAGTGCTGTAAAAATCTTCGTCCAGGCTAACAGCATCCGACAGCAAGTCAATAAGAGCGCTTTCATCAGTCTCACCAAGCTCGGAAATCCTATTGTCTGCCAACGAGAAAGCGAGGGCGTCTTCTGAATCTAGATCAACGATGGATACAGCAATTTCTTGCCAACCCAAACGCTTAGCGGCTTCTAGCTGATGATTTCCTGCGATAACTAAAAGCTTGTCACCGTCTTCTACGGCGACAATTGGCTTTACTTGTCCAAACTTGTTGTAAGACGCCATGATTGCTTCAACGTTACCACGACGTGCATTAACCTCAAGAGGCTTCAGTAGCTCAATGTCTACAGCTAGGGATTGAATGTTTGAAGCGATGTTATGGATCATGACGGCGCATACCCCATAACTGCACACTGCCACCACCAGTACCCGACGGTAGGCCAGCGCATATTTGTTCGGGAGTCATACCAATCCTGGCGGTTGCCTGGAAGGTCCTGCTCAATATAAGGAGAGTATACCTGTACATTATCAAAGTGTGTATTCATGACCAGCTCTAAGCGCTCTTCATAGCAGTTCCAATGATGCGCTGCACCATCCCACCACTCTGGTGGAGTCTTGGTAAGATACTGACCATCGTCGGACATGTGATAGATTTGCGAGTCTACATCCTGATGCTCCATGGTGGAGACAACCATGTCCCATGGCTCCAGTTTCTCTGCCCAACGCTTAATGCACTTATGGACATCAGGACCAACAGCAAGGACCGGAGCACCGGGCTTAGCGATACGAACCATATCTGTCAAAAAGACACCAAGCTTTGGCCACGCAATATGCTCAAGAACATGGCCGAGATAGATCGCATCAAATGTGTCATCCTCGAACGGATACGGCTCATCCATCTTTACCAATACATCAGGCGTGGTGGAATGATCTTCCCACACATCTGTGTTGACCCACCCGTCGATGTAGTGGGTACCGCATCCCACATTAAGTAACTGCTTTTTCATGTCGTTCTCCTAAAACTTGACTTGTGATCTTACGTTTGCAGCAATCGTACGCAAAGCATCACATGCCGTTCGTAGCGAATGAAGACGTTCACGCTTTGCCTTAACCAAGGCTTCAGCGATCATTGAATCGTACTGAAGATCACTTGTCTTGTAACCCGCCCAGCTTTCTTTCTGCTTAACAGCGCCTTCCGCTGCTAGATATTCCTTATACCAAGCGCTCTTGTACGACGCTTCTTTTTGGGCGTGATCCTTACAGAGGATCTCAAACGCTTCAGTTTCTTGCTCAATTTCGCCAATCAAGCGGACAAGTTCAGACTCAACTTCAACCTGACTGATTGGCGCAGTTCTTGTACTATTCATGTCGCTATTCTATCCGTTTCCATTCATCTCGTCAATAATAGACTGCAGTCGTTCAACTTCGCTACCCCAATCAACTTTCACTCCCGAAACGCCACGTTCTAGCAAATCGTCTAAATGCTCTCTACCTAGTTCGTCTTCAAGCCACCTCGCCCAAACCAGCGGGTTTTTAGATTGCTTCCAATGACACGACGCACACAACGCAACGGCATTCTTTTCATCAGTCCTAGTAGCCGAGATAGACCGACTGATTATGTGAGCGCACTGTATCTGCTTGCCGTCATCTTTGTGAACGCCACACCAGCGACAACGAAACCCATCACGAGTCCTTACAAGTAAACTGTGTAGCTTTGTAGCCTTAGCTTTAGCCGCTGTCCCGTAATTAGCAGCCATCTCACAACGGAATGTTTTGATTGATTGGGAAGAACCATCCGCCGTCTTCATGCTGATATGCTTGTGGCATATCGGGACGATGATTCACACCTGAATAATGAAGAATTGCTGTCTCTCGCCACAAATCAGGATTATTAGGAGTCGAACCACGATGCATCAAACGAGCATGCCAAATCAACACATCACCCTTCTTGGCAATAAACTTTTCAGTCTCAAGATTACCACGATCTAGAATGTCTTCAAACATAGGAGTAAGAAAACGTTCCGAGTACTTAGGCCAGTTAGGATCGTCTCGCTCATGCGGCTCCAACCTAGCCTTTGTCGCATCTTGGGTAATGACCGGAAGAACATGACTGCCCGGAACATACTCAAACGGGCCAGCATCCTCGTGCACATCATCCAACGCAACCCACACGGCCAAGTAATGATCCTTATTGGAGTCAGGATTCAAATACCCATCCTGATGCCAGTTCCTCTCTGTGGACTTCCAGCCAGTCAAGTTCAAATGAATACCCATCTGATCGCCAATAAGATGCTCAAGGATATTATGCAATGGAGCGTAAGTGGCGATGTTCATTAGGCTTTCTACCTGAAAGTAAGCACACTCGCCGGGGTAACCCAACGGACGGTCGTGGTTGACACGATTATGTTGAATCCAGTCTTGGCGGTATGCTTCAATCATGTCGTCAGGAATCAAAGAGTCAACAATTACAACACCGTTCTGACGCCACCCCTTCTGAATATTAGATAGGAACGCTTCGTTAACGTCCTCTCTATCTAGAAACGGGAGATCCTTATCAGCGAACCCTCCAGCTAGGCTGTTGATTTCGTCTAGTAGATCAGGATGCTCAGTCAGCGCTGAACCAATAAGGTTCTGCAGGAGTTCCGTTTTTCCAGGCATTTCTTACCCTTTCTGCTTCGAGGAAATGCGACATTTTGTTTGATGTGCTTTTTAAATGAAGGCCAAGCATTTCAGAAATTAAAGGTTCTGTAGTTATTCTACTGTGACATGGCCTGCACACTGCCAGTAGATTCTCGTATTCCAAGATGCTTCCGCCTTGTGACCTATTCACAAGTTCGTGAATGTCTTTACTTCTATTGTGCTTCACGAAAAGAGAATCACTATTGCCTGTCTGATAATCGTAAGAAGCCCACACTAAACAAGCTTCGCAATGCGGGCGCTCAGACAGAAGTTGCTGAACGATGCTTCGACGGCCCACATACTTTTCCGACATCTTATCGGAACGCTTCTTTAAAGGAGTTCTCTTCAACTGACTACTACCACGCTTCAACGGCGTTCTCTTTAGAGGTTTGCCTCGCTTCATCTTGCACGCTTCACTAAGTTATTGATTGTTTTGATAAGACGAGTCGCCCCGATCCTTACATCAAATTTCTTGACCCGCTTCCAATTCAAATCTGAAATTTCTTGCCGATAATCAACGTCTTGGTACTTCTTCAAAAGCTTTACGAAATCCTTCGGGTCACGAGCAATCTCACCGATGCCGTGCTCTTCCGCTAGCTCTTCATACTGGGGTGACCAAGACGCCACAAACGGAACACCGCCACAAGCATACTCAAGACCTTTGATGTAAGACTTGGCATGGTTGAAAGGAATGTTTGTAAGCGGCACGATCCCTACATCAAAGAGGAACCCCTTCTCCAACTCATAAGGAGCTAAGAAAGGATGGGTCGTTACGCAGCCCGCACTAACTTTAATTTCCTTATGGAACAAAGGAATGTTAGGGGCCTGCATATGTCCAGTGTGATGCCACGTAGCAAACTTGCTGATAGAATCTGAATAAGGCTGAAGAATCTCCAAATCACCACTTCTATGAGCAGTAGACCCCATCCATCCTACAACCATCTTATCGCTACGTTTTTCGTGAATGCGGCGAGTGGTATACTTTGAACGATTTACATAGTTGCCATGCAGCATAGTATTCGGATTCCACTCCTTCATTTTTTGATGAAGAAATGGAGTAGACGTAATGATCCCGTCACACTGCTCTAAAATGTTCTTGTACCACAAAACGTTTTCGTTCTTGTTCAACTCGGGATCTGAAGCTGACTTGGCCTGATTCTTGTCACTAAGCCCCCAATACCAGTCATCAACATCA